TTTCCTACGTCATACCATACATCTCCTTCATTTAGGTTTACATCCCCTGAAGAGGGTTCAACTATTTGAATAAAATGTTTATCCGCTAGCTGATGTAAAGCTTCTTGTACATTAGTAGCTGATAAAGTGTCAATAGGCTCACAAGGTATATTAGAGGCAGTACCTACTAGTTGATTAGAAGTATTTACTACAGTAGTCTCTTCTGAGACTATTATAGCGTTAACAACTTCAACTGAAGTTACTACTACATTATTAGCTATAACTTCTGTTACGGTTACTACCACATCACTCATGACGTTACACCTTGAATAATAGTAATTTGTCCTTGTATCAACCTAGATACTACTGAAGAAGGTGCCGTTAACTCTATATCATAAACATAAACGTACTCTCCATCTAACTCAGCCGTTTGATCAGAACTTAAAGACACTTTAAAAGATCCAATAGCTAAATCTGTATAGTAAACCGCAAAGCTAATAGGGCTATCATCATAGAAAGACTTAGCTAGTTTTCCAGCTACGGTATATCCTGTTAAATCACTAGGGGTACCCTCAGGCTGGTCTACACCTAGTGACATTTCCCACGTAGACCCCTGTTCTATTGCTATATTATGGATTCCTGCTGCCATTTTATATCCTCTGTAAAAATCTTATATACAATTTTTAGTACAAATTATATAAGTTAAAAATATTACTTAAATACAAGTACCCATGTTATATTTTATTGTCCAATTATGTACTAATTATAACAAAATATAACAAAAAAGTCAAGAGTTAAATTTTCTCACGGGTAAGATATCCTTGCTTCTAAATCACTAATTTTAGTATTTTGTGTGTCTATTATTTCTTTTAATTCCTTTATTGAAGAGACTAGTAGGACTGTAAGTCTTGAATAATTAATACCTTCCGCATTTTTAGTAACTAAGTCTGGGTATATCTCCTGAACTTCATCTGCTATTAGCCCTAATTCCTTTAATCCCGTAGCTTTTTTATTATAGGATACGGGGTTTAGCTTTAAAATGTTGCTCAACTGTTTAGGTAACTTCTTAATATTCTCTTTTAAGTGCCTTGCTGAAGACTCTACTAAGGTTCCCCCCACATGTATGTTCTCTTGTGTTGAGATGCCCCCAACGACAGTTAAAGCCCCGGTACTTGTAGAACTTGCGGAGGTGTCATTAGTTATAGCTGCTCCCCCCGTACTTAATGTCCCAGTACTGGGATTATAGGTAAATCCTGTGTCTGTCTCAACCCCCTGCCCTCCCGTAGTTCCATCAACAAATATCGGGTATACCGTTTCATCTGTAGAATTATTAGCTGTACATTTAACATTAGAAGCAACTCCTGTTATATCAGAAGAAATAGTATCTGGGAGCCGGCTATCTGATATAGTACCAGTATTTAAGTTAGCTGCATTACGGTAATAACCACCATGCTGCCCATCTAATTGATCTGCATTAAGATTTGCCTGTACGTTTCCATTATTTCTAGCTAAACTATTGGACCCGGATAAATCACTTGGAGCACAACCCTCTACTGTATTAACATCTATAGAGTATCGGTTAACTAAGTCTTCCCAAGTACCACTAGTATTTTTAATCAACCACTTAGTCCCTCCCCACCTAATGGTGCCATTAATGTGGTTAGTTCCGAGAGTGCTATCACTATCACTTATATCACAGAACTGTCTGGCTATATTTTCATCCCTATCTCTAAGTAGTTGTAGTACCTGAGTATACGTGGAAGTGTTTTTTGGGTGGGAATTACTATCCCAATTTGCATCTGTGTACGCCATTTTTAATTAAACTCCTGTTGCTTGCCATGTAAAAAATCCATCTGCAAAAGATCCATCAACTGCATCTAATAGATATACTGTAAAAGATGTTGGGTTACTAGTATCTTCAAAATCATAAATTGCAGTATTTTGATTACCATTATTATTTCCCCCAGATAAGAACTGAGGTGTTACTGATATACTATTTATATCTTGAAATGTTTTATTGAAAGATATAACCTTGCCATTAGATCTAGCCCCCCAAGAAATGCTAGAGCTTGCCATAGACTGATCTCTAATAGTTCTGAGCTTTAAATCTATACTTTGTTCTAGAATTTCTCTAAAACTATTGTTAGTTGAGGTATATACAATTTTTACCTTTAAATACCTTATATTAGAGACTAGAAACGAGGTATCTCCTTCATTAACTGCGACCCATCCTGTAGTACTACTTAAACTCTCAGTATTATAAAGAGTATCTCCTAGAGATTCACTTAAGTAATAAAGGTATACACTTGCACCTACTGAACCACTATAATCCTTTATGTTCTCTATCAAAGATGTGGTAGATTGAGGCACCTCGGTCCCTAGATCCCACTTCTGCCAGTAGGTTGCGTTAGTGGTGGGGGTTAAATAGTACTCATGAGTACTATTAATTAAATCCTGTATAGTATTAGAACTTAAAATACCGTGTCTAGTGCCGTGCTCTAACCAAGTTTCTGTGGGTATAGGAACTAAAGCTGTTGTATCTTCTAGGGCTAATATATTATTCCAGGAAGCTTGGGACTCTTCTACCCAATTTCCACCCGCATTTTCACAACTAACTTCGGTTATATAGCTTCCAGAACCTATATCACAATAAGCAGAATTTAGCGAGGAGCTTGTAAACTTAGAAGTTACTTGGTCTAATAACTCGAAGTCGCGAGGTTCATTAACATAAGTGCTTTTAGATAGGGGTTCTGAATAATTCCCTGCTGAGTCATATGCAGTTACAAAGTACTTATATTCTCCTGCAGACGTCTCGAAAAATGTATAAGTATTGGAAGTACCTACGTTTGCTATGTACTGTGCAGTACTTAAATAGTCTGTAGTATCACAGGTTCCAGAACTGGGGCATCTATAAATTGCATAACTAGATATTGGAAGAGATGAGCTAGTTGGCTGCTGCCAACTTAAAATAACATTATTATCAATTACTTGAGAGACTAAATTCTCTACAGGATGGGGGTTATCTATTTGTATACTACTATACTGAGCAGGTATTGAAATATTTCCAGCTGTGTCTACACATATGAACCAAAACGACCTAGTAGCACTTGAGTGGTCTGTTTGAGTAGGGCCCCAGTCTGCCGGAGTGGAGTACTTAGTAGTTTCTCCTGCTACAGACTTCTGTTCTACTAAATTGTAAATGCCTCCATTTAATACCGTTATACTACTAGTACTAGAATCCCAAATAGGTTCTTCCCAATAAATCTTTATAGACTTAAGAGGTAAAGAGGATATGCTAGGCAGTTCCCAGAATATATCTACCACTCCATTAGAGGAGGGAGTACTAAAGTCACTATGTGTGAAGTAATTCAGGCTATTAGGTCTATCTATAGTAACATCTATATATACAGCAGCATTTGAAGCATCTAAGCCATACGCCCCAGATGCATCCTCCGGTATTACCCAGTACCTTCGTTTAGGTTTAGAAGACCCCGAATTTAATTCTATAGAACCATTATTATTAAGTATTGAAGGCCCCCAAGTTACCTTCTCGGTATAGGAATTACCTTTAGTATTTAAGGTATTATTATTATCAAAAGAAGGGGGACTATTATCCCAATCTTTGTAGCTTACTTTATAATGCTCTATACCAGCCCTTACGCTACCTGAAGAACCTACCCCCGAGTACTCAGGTTCGTTCTCAATATTCCAAGAGACTATGCTATTTTCACCTACTAAAAGGGATGTGACTGTAGGAGCTAGTGGAGCTAATGCCTCTATAGAGATACTTAGTGTATTTGAAGCAGTATTTCCCATAGTATCTACTGCTTCGATTGTAAAAGTTCTTATACTTTGGGAAGAACCTGTCTCCCCCACCCCCCAAGTTACTGGAAAAGTAATAGTACTATCTACCAGATATTTACCTTCTGTAGTACCCTGACCTACATTATACGAAATACCCTCAACCCCTTGCTGATAAGATACTTTGTAACCTAATATATTAAATTGTTTGGTCTCGGGGATACTCCAGCTTAAAGTTAGCAAACCCTGATTACATTTATAGGATACTTTCTGACTATCAGACCAGTTAGCACTTACTACTTCTATAGTTTTATACCCTGGTAACTCTGAATACATATTTGAGTCATCTAGAGCCTTTACTAAGAAATAATGAGTGCCTGAGACTAAGGACTCAGGTATATAATTGAAACTAGTTGCTCGACCCCTGAATACCTCGGTTCCTGTAATATCCCATTGAGAACTCCAGTCTCCTCCAGCATTTATGCAGCTTACAGGGTCTGTATGTTGACTTATAGAGCAAGTTCCGTTAGTACTAGTATGTTGAACTATATACTCCTTTACATCTAAATCAGGTACCTCCTGCCAACTTATATTTAATGAACTCATTATACAACTCCTTAAGGTATTACTTGTATCTCTATGTTATTAGAAATAACGTTAGTAGGTGGGGCAGTTTTTCCTAGTAAAGAAGTACTAAAAGAAGTATAGGAAGACTGTTTTCCTGTAATAGATATAGTCTTTACCATAACTTCATAGTCTCCTGCAGGAGCATCCTCAATAACTATCCCAGTACTGGAAGTTTCTCCTAAATTTACCCAGTTTCCTTGGTCCTTTCTATACTTAACAAAATAACTTTGTGTATAACTGTAGATAACGCCCACATCACAGGAACTCCCAGATACTCCGGAAGGGCACCAAGATATAAAACCTCTATTTCTAATGGAATTATTAGAAGTAAGGTACAGTTCTTCGGCTATATCAATATTTACAGGGGCGGGTACTAAACTACTAGGACTCGGTAGTATACTAACATTTTTTGTAGAGAAACTAGTGCCTCGTTCTATATAATTATACTTAGCACTGTGATGTTTTAAGGCTGATATTTCTACTACATTTTTAGCACTCTCCCGAATAGATAATACTCTAAAGGTTTGTGCAACCACTTCCGAATTACTAGTTGTATCCTCTAGAATCCAAGAGTATTCTCCAGAAGGGTTACTACTAAAGCTTTGATCTAACTCTATAATATTAGTGCTTAAAGAGTTACTAAGAGTGCTAAGAGGTTTTGTCTCTACCCATATATAAGGCTTCCAATCGTTGTCCGAGGTAGTTAAACATAGCTCTTTAGGATCACTTAACCAAGTCCCTCCTGCAGCAGTGCAAGTGCTATAGTCCCCATATGGTTCCGTAATATTATTACCATTAGTATCAATACACTTTGGAGTGTTTATTACTTTAATTCCAGAACTATTAATACAAGCTTCTTCTGTATTAATTAAGGATAGATTATAGGTATGGTTTACAACTAAATCTATATAACTATCTATACCCACCGACGTAGTAGTATTATCATAATTATTTGAAACTCTGCCACCATATCTTACTCCAGACTTTGTTGAGTCTGCAACTTTTATAATATCCCCAGGACGTATACTTAACCCCTCTAAACCTGTCTTAAATGATACAATTTCCGTCTCATACTTTTCAGTATACAAAAGCCACTGACCAACCCTGCGAGCTTGTCCTTTAGACGTACAGCCTACTGCATTTATACTTTTTACTACTAACTGATTATTAAAGGAAGCTATAGCCTCAGCATCTTCAACATACTCTACATTTTTATTATAGAAATCTTCTGGGTTATTCCAGGTTACATGGGCTACATTGTGTCTTTTCTTCTTTGAAACCCCTTCGTAGTTAAATTGACCATCAATTACGTTGGCTTTATTAAACAACATTACAGGATCTTTCTGTACATCTTGAACGGAGGTAATTTGACCCTGTTGCCAGTATAACATACCTCTAAAGGTTGAGGCTATATCGTTTACTAATTTATATGCCTCAATGGATCCTTGAATATACATATTACAAGTAAATCGGGCTTCTTTACCTCCTTCGCCCCATCCGTCCTCTACCCCTATAAAATCACCACTTGAATCTACCGCATCACAATACTTTGCTACTTCGTATAAGGACCACTTATCTATATTATGTGTCTCTAACCATCTCCCTAACCCATATCTTGTGTTAGTACATATATCATATAGAATCCATGCAGGATTGCAAGTCCACTGTTTTTGACTTTTAAAAGTACCATCCCAATAGCCCGAATACAGGTTACTACCAGGAACAGTTCCCTCCCAGGTTCCTCCTGCATCAATACAAGTACCTCTTCTTCTATACTCCGGAATACTACAGTGTCCCTGGTCATAAGGGGTATAGTTGCTAGGTACCTTTACTTTTATACCTTTTACCTCAAAACCTCTGGTAGGTACATTATCGAACTGTTTTGAGTCTAGTTTCATAGCAACTATGGCACTATGCGGGTACCTAAATTTATTATCTATTATTCTTGTATAAGACCTCCAGTATAGGGAGTCACTAATATTAGCTGTCCCTGCAACTGCTGTAGTTCTTTTTACTCCCACATATATAGTAGGGCTGCCCTTTATATTCTCCGGTACATCTATTCTATAAGACCTTTCGTACTTTTTGTTTGTCTTACCAGAAAAGGATTTAGTCCCTCCTACTTTAGTGCTAGAACTACTTGTTGGGATACTACTATTACTAATATGTATCTCAAACTCAATTTTATAACCATTTAAGTCCCCACTATCCATTTCTTGTTTAGATAAACTATCTACAGATATAGTTATTCTAACTGCATCTAAGTTACTAGCACTCGTAATACTTTTGTTATACATAGTATTCGCATCTAAATCACCAAAACTAGTAGTAACCTCCGAGGCAGAACCTTCAAATCCTTTTATATAAGACTGATCTAGTACACCTGTTCTATACTCTACAGATACTCCTTCGAAGTTAAAAGATTCATCTGCAGCTTGTAGAGGTACTTTGTCTATATATATAGATTTATTACCGTTTACTAAACCTTGAATTTCTCCCTCAGATACTAGATCTATTATTTTTGCTTTTGAAGCCGAGAATAGTGTATTATCTGCTTCTACTGCTGCTGAACCACCGCCGCCGCCGCAACACATTATACTTCCCCTTTTTTTATCTCTTCAGAACTATGTTCTTTAGTGTATTTATTAAAATCTTCTATACCCGTTATAGTATTATATAATACTTGAACACCTAAAATGGCCCATTCAAAACCTCCTATTAAATAAACTGCTCTAGCTAATACTGGAGCGTAGGATAGCCTTAAGGAGTAAGAAGTTAACAATACTTTTTGTCTTTCTAACTCGTTAGCGGCTAACCAATCATATACCATCTGTTCCAGAAAAGGTTGTAAATCGTCTTTATGCTTAGTATAAAAAGGATTGTTAGGCAACTTAATTAGTAGTAATGAAAACGCGTTTGATATATCCATACCTGTGGGAGTATACTTATCTTTGTCGATTAAATCATCCCAAGTACCTACTACCTCTAATATTAACTTACAGAACTCTATAGCAGGTTCATCTCCTTTTAACCACTCTTGTAATAGTTCACTAATTTCATCTCGTACTCTCATATACATAGTATGCTCCCAAGCATTAAGGGTTATAATCTTCTGGTATGATACTGGCACTAACGACAGCGCTACCTACTATTAACTGACCGTAACATAGAGGTATTGGAACCCCTTGTTTAGTGGTATTTAGAGGCCCTCTAAATGCATATTCGGTTTGTTCCTCTTTTGGAGGTTCTGGAGCAGGTGCTAGAAGCTCTGCTACTCCGGATAATACAAGGGCGGCCCCCAACTTCATACCTGTGAGGGCCATACCAGAAAACACCTTACCTCCTAGTACTACAGAGCCTTCAGCTAACGTCATCCCTTCTGTAAGGGGTACTCCAAACTGAAAAGCAAAATATAGTAAAAACGCCCCTATTATAATCTTCATTAAACCCCCTTTTTTGGAGCCAATAACTACAGGGATAATTTGTATATCGGCAACTCCTGAAGGAACTAGAGTGTCTCTTCCATCTAGTAAATAGCTTTTACCTATTTTAATATGGAAGCCCATCCCGTTACTCTCGGCATCCTCTAAGTATTTTCTAAAGTCTTTTTTATTTATTGTTAAGGCTCTTATAGCTTCCGCAGGGGTATTTACGTCTAAGTTCCATTCCTTACCAAAACGCTCTCCTAATTCTCCATATAATTTAACTTTTTTTAACATAATGATTTGTGCCTCAAATGATGTGTAGTAAAATTACTCCAGTAACCAGAATAATTCTCTCGGTTGGATAGTCTTCCATGTATGTGATGAAGGATATTATTATCCCCTATATAAATAGCTGCATGATTAGGAACGGGGGATAATAATTTAATTAAAAAAACATCTCCTTCAATAGGTTGGGTATCTTCAAGACTTACAAAACCTTGCTTAGAGTAATTATCTAAATACCTATTTTCTCCTCTTAACCACCACTCATCTTCTCCAGCAGTACACTCAAAAAATAATCTGTAATTTTTAGCATAATAGTCCTTAATTAAGGAACAACAGTCTATTACTCCATACTCAAAGGTTCTACCTAATAAATCTTTCTCAGGGTTAATACTCTTTAAATCCCTGCCTGGAAGACTCAATATATACCAAACTTTATTTGTACTATTACATAAAGAGATATCAGCCTCGGAGGGATTACTTAGGCTATTGGGGTGGGAATGACAGATCCCTTCTATCACACCTTTATCCTCTGCAAGGGCGTAGTCCTCAGGATCTAGTATGAAATTATCCTCCGGATTATCAGATATATTACGACAAGGTATATACCTTTTATTAACTATTAAACCACAAACCTCTTTTGGGTACCCTTCTTCCGCATGACTTGTAAAAGCTGTTAATATCTCTATATCCATTATTCCATACCTTTACCAGCACCGGGAAAACCCCCAAAAGGGTTCGAAGTGCTAGAGTTATCGGGGAATCTTAATTCGCAGGAACCAAACGTTTTACCACAGACATCCTCGGATACGTTAGTTACTGAGATGTTATTTATATCCCAGTAACTACTACCTGTGTAGTCACAGGCTCCCTCCTTATATACCCATAAACATGTATCGGATATCACATGCCTTGCCGGCAGCTTTACCCCCTGTACGTCATAAGCGGCAGTTAACTCAAATTCTACATGAGTACCTGTCTCTAAGGACTTCCTATCTATATACCATATCTCATCTGCGAAATGTGCTGTAGGGTCTGCTTCAGGGTTTTCATACCAAGTACCTCCAGCAGTACTACAAGTATTAGAGGTGTACACCCCGGAACTAGAGCCTTCTATTACACAATAAGAATCTAGAAACCTTTCAAAAGTCTTTTTTCTGGTTACTTTAGCCCCTACTAAATCCTCGTATGTATTAATTAAGGATGTAAGTATGGAGGTGATATTACTTACCAACAACTTAGGTCTGGGAATCTGAGCATTGCCAGACATCTCAAATCCTGAAGCCTCAACTGGGAAAGGTGAATAATTGTACCCTTGCCAAACTACCTCTTCCATACTATCATTAACTCCTGAGTGCCATCTAAATACTTCAGTATCAGTAGGCACTGAAGCAACACCCGTCCTTAAGTCTAGTTCAAACAGTGTAACTACTGCTCCTGATTCTAATATATTTGAGTCTTGTACTAAAGCGTTTGTGGACATACTTACTTCTCCTTACTTAGGGTTCATTTACTTGAGTGAATTTTGCTGTAATAGTATTATAACCTTGAAAAGTCTCTACGTTATCCCACTCTTTACAAATATACTTTTTATACGGGTTAATCGTGTAATTCTCTTCTAAAGCCATTATATCATTGGACAGCCTTAGAGAAGTATTACTGACTACTTCTAAAACGGTGGCTTGTGTACTATCTGTGTTATTGGAGACGGTAGTATTTAAGTATCTACTAGTAAAACTTTGACTAGAATCTACTAAGTGGTTTGGAAGTATAGAGGTTGTAATCCCAGAAGTGCTTAAGCCTGTAGGATACCAATCAAAAGAAGTTAACCCTTTTAATACTTCAAAAAATAAAATAATCTTACTAGTTTCTAATCTAGATCGATTCTTCCAAGTTAGACTCCACTCTTCGGTTAGAGTATTTATACCATCAGAGACCCTCTGTTCATATCCGTCCCCATACTTAGCGGATAGAACTCGGGGTTTGTAAGAGGTTTTTAGACCTCGGTCAGGGTTTATATTAACATCTGTAATAAAGTTTGTAAAGTTTGCCATAATTAATAACTACTTAACAGTCCTCCAGGTCTTTGTTGTTCTACTATTTCAGTTTGTACTGCTTGAGATATTAGGTATCCTAGCTCCTCTCCGGTACTATCATCAAGTCCTCCGGAATTTTCAGTCTGAGTAGATGCATTACCTTTGTCATCTACATTAACATTAATAACAATATTATTAATATTGCCCCCACCTGTGTTACCTATTACAGGAATAGATCTACCGTCTGGTAAAGGAACTACAGCTTCATTATATCTACCCTCACCTACCAGACCTAAAGTAGGTTTGGTTACGGTACCTCCATTGGCGAAAGCTCTGAAACCCCCTTCTAGAACGCCACCATTCGCGGCGAATAACATTGTACTACCTATACTACTAGTAGCATTTGCTGCTGTGATAATACCGGCAGCAGCTGTTGCTGCTGCTACCATACTACTAGCAAAGAAATTAGCGGCTGTTGTGATAATACCGGCAGAGGTTGTTGCTGCACCAACTTCTAAAGCTGTGTTTGTGGTTGTAGCTACTGTTTTGATACCTACTACAGTTGTTGCGGTTGCTATATCTGCGGCATTCTTTGCTTGGTCTACTATTAAACCCTCTGTAGCCTCCCCAAACATACTGGACATTAAAGAGTTAGCCGCTGATTGCGCTAGAGAATCTATTAAAGTATTAGCCATAGATAGAGTGAAATTAGCTAAGATTTGTTTAAAATCAAAAGTACCCGTTTTAAGTGCCATACCTATGCCTTGTGCTAACGAAGCAGCTCCAACATTAAATACTCCTTCAGCAGACATCCCCCAACTATTAAGAGTACTACCTAATGTAGAATTATTTATTTTATAAACTTCTGCTAAGTTATCTTTAGAAACAACATCAGCTTTCTGACCTTCCTCTAACCCTGTAACTAACGCTCCCCCTCTTTCACGGAAAGTGTTATCAAACTTATTATACC